CTAATTTAGACGAGTTTGATATTGAAGATATTTTAAATCATTCTGGAAAATTATTAAAAGACTTTCTCTTCTCCAAGAGCAGAAATTAAGAATGCTCTAAATGATGCCGTTGATGGTGGTCCTTTCATTTCATAAACCTTTTCAGATGTTTCTAATTTGAATGTAGGATATGCTTTAATTTTATATAATGCTGATTTTCCTTTATCACTTTCAGCATTGATTTCTTCCAAAAATATAGTTTTTCCTCCATACGTATATTTTCGTGTTTTTAATAGTTCTTTCATTGACGACCATGGTTGTTGGGCTTTTTTACAATGAGGACACCATGTTGTATAAAAGAACATAAATGTTGCCTGATTAGGATCTTGGTTATTTTGAATAGGTGGGTCTTCAACAATTAATTTTGATCCTGGCGCTACACCACTAAACATTTTATAGCCAAATACAACTACAACAATTAATATTAAAGGAATAACAATCGTCATAAAATTAAAGCTCTCCATCTTTGCGAAATGTAGGATATAAAACTTTTACTAAAAAACGTTGTTTCTCAAAATAATTTTTATAAATTTGTTCTTGAGTCAAACAAGGGTTTTTTATCAAAGACCATACAATCTCATTGGTTTGTCTTTCAGGTTCATAAGGTTTAGGATTAATTCTATACCATAGTGTGTTTGCTCTTACAATGTTAGACATTACTTATGTTAGGATTGTTATCTATAAATTGAAAAACGGATTACTCCTAAATATATATTTAAGGAGTAATGCGGCATTTAACAGAAGTTCTTCAAGACATGCGTGAAACATTTTCTCATATGTATTTCAAACTAACTCCATCAAATAACGGTCCTGACTTTTCATGGATCCATATCACAAGCGACGACCTAGAGATGAAAATTGAAGTTTGTATTAATTACCAAGAAGAATCCGTCATTGCGTGTCTTGTACAAAATAGCGGATTCGATCGTAAAGCATTTTCTCTGATTTTAGATACTTTTCTAGACGCTTTTGATGAGTATTAAGGGAATCCTACTAGATGAGCACCAATACCGAAACCTGCACCAGTGCGAGCAGATGAACCTACAGAAGGAGCATATACATCAAGAAGAGCAAAAGTAGCCATCGCCACAAGAGCAATCATACCAATTTCAGACATTTTTAAACCCTTGCCAGGAAGGAGATAGGCAGCAACAGCTACAGCTAAACCTTCAAGGGCATATTTTACAGCACGCGTAACTAAATCTCCAATATCAAGTCCAAGAGCAGAAGTTGTTTTTTGTTCCGGCATTTTATAAACTTACAGATAAATTATTTTTAAATAATAATGAAAAAACATTATAGATGTAGAGTTTTAATTGACTCCGAAGTAGTAAAAAAACATAAAATTTATGAACCATCACAAACAGCATTTTTTATTATGGCACATTTATACGACCCTGATGGGTGGAAAAAACATGGATATACGTTTGAAAACGTTCCTGAAAAAGAAGATATACTTATTAGATTATCTTTACCTGAAACGATTGAGAAAATTTGTGGTTTACCTAAACAACTTTCATGCGCTGAACTTGGAGGAAGATTTGTTTATTTAAATTCTGATAGATGGTTTAAAGGTTCTAAAAAAAGTAAATTATCTTTAGCTGATTATAGACATTATATGGTAAATCATGAAATAGGACATATCCTTGGGTTTGAACATAAAAAATGTCCTTGTGTAGGATGTAAGGTTCCCATAATGGTCCAACAAACTTTAGGTCTTCAAGGATGTAAACCCGACCATGGAAATGTTCGTTAAATCCTACTTTAAGAGAATCATCTATTAATAAACAAATGCCTCGTCAAGAACTACCTAAACTCGAAGATGATGGAACTCCTATTGATTATCTAGAAGAAGACGCGGAAATTCCTAATCAACGTTATTGTATTCTTTCATTTCTTTCACCTGAAAAAGTTATTAAAAGTCGTGAGAATTTCATGAACGAAAAATTTGTAGAGTTCCTTGAATACGATTGGAAAGTTAAAGGAATGGAGCATTTTGTCGCATTCCTTTCCAAAAAATATTCTGTGAAAGTTGATGATCTTTTCAAAGACCTAGAAGAATTCACAAAAGTTCATAATGCTGAAATTAAAAAAACTGATATTCTTGAACAAAATCAAGTATTTCTTCTAAAGAATGAAAAAGAACTTGATGCTGAATTCAATGAAAAAGTAAATTTCCGAACAAATGTTCGCGGTGTAAAACTTCGTCGTGTTTTTGCCAATCTTGAAGAAGCTCAACAATTTGCTAAAGTTCTTCAACGTCGTTGTCCTAATGATAATTTGTATGTAGGTAAAGTTGGTATGTGGCTTCCTTGGGACCCTTCTGAACATATGATGCCTGAAGTTGAATATGCTGAAAAAGAACTCAATGAACTTATGCGTAAATATAAGGAGAATGAAGTCAATAAAGAAATCTTCTTTGAAGAAGAAAAAGCCGAGAAAATTAAAACTCAAAAAGAAGAAAATGAAAAACGTCGTAAACAAGCTCTTGCTGATGCCGGTCAAACTGACCTAAAACAACTTGCCGATACACTTGATACTCCAATTCATCCTTCCGAAGGTGGTATTCGTGATCTATAAATTTTCTTTAGGATAAATAATGTTAAATTCATCAGATATAACAAGAACAAGAAGATTACAAGTAGCAAATAATGATTTAAGATTTCCAAATAAATCTCATAATTTATCAGCTATAGAGCAATTATGTGCTAGAAGAGTCATTGGTGGTGAACCTCCAACAAAAAGTTTACCACTAGATTTAAAATGTTTATTGAGACCAAGAGATGGAGGACAACGAAAAGTTAATAATACTCCAAGAGATAATCCTAGATGTTGTGGAAGAATATAATATTTTGATAATATAAAATGTCCGGTCGTGTTCCTGATTCAAGTGTGAGAACTGCGCAAGTAGCTGCCAATGCGTTTACCAGAGTTCAAGTTGGGTTAAAAGAAAATGGTCGTAAACCTAATAATGTCTTTGCGGCTCTTATTGCTAAAGGATACAAAATTAAAGGATTAGCTGTTCTTCGTAGTGGTCGTTAGTTATTTTTTCCTTGTTGTTTTACATGAATCCATGGACTTGAAGATTTCTTTTGAATAGCACCAGGATTATATTCATCTTGTGCTAACATTGACGATGAAAATGGTTTATTATCAATCCATAAAGAATCGCTACACATTCTAAATGATGGATGATCAGATGCTTTATACCAAAAGACCTGATCTTCTAATTTATTTGATTGGACGCCATTACATATGACAAGACATTCAAAATTTTCAGTACATTGATCCATAAATTGACAAAACATTTCAAATGTAGGAAACATTCCTGCATAATTTTCATATATACGACGTCTATTACCTAAAATTGTTTCACGCAAAATAAACACAAAGTCAACGTTTGTTCTTAAATTAGGTGTAATACCTAATGGATATTGCATAGTAATAATAGTCATTAAATCTATATGACGACCGTTCATAAAAACATATCGAGTAGATTCTTCTTTAATCCATGTTGCATCATATAAACAATCATCTAAAATTAAAAACGCTCTTGTATCTATACTTGAATTACCACCACTTCTATTTTTATCTCCATTACGTGCTGTTTTAGCACCTAATTGCCTTTTTATTACACCCATAACTATTTCAGGCTGATATTTATCATGAATTAATTTTGATGGAACCATGTGCTGAAAAAATTCATTCGCAACCTCAGTTCCTGATATAACAGTTCCAATAGGAAATGCAGATTGAGTATTACATAAAATATCACGAACTAAGAATGATTTTCCAGTATCTTTTTTACCAATAATAACTATCATTGGAGATTTTCTTGAATCCATCTCACATCTATCTCTTAAAGTTTCAATATTAAACTTTTTGATTTGAAAGTTCATCTTATTAATAGTGCGTGAATATTTAGATATTTGAATTAACTTATTTTAATAAGAATGTCAAAGAAATAGCAAGGGACTATTTCTTTAAACGTCCACAAATATACAAATTTAAAATATCTTCAATCTTCTGCTGAATCTTTATGGAATACTACATCTATTCAACCTTTTTTTCCTCCTATCGAAAAATTATTTAAGACTTCTTTATTAGAAAACTTTTCAGAATATGGTATTAAATTTTCATCCGAAATTACAAATATAGTTTCTGAAGATACTATTTCTATTTTAGGTGGTAAAAATATTCAAATTCATAAAAAAATTTCTATGATTCTTAATCCATTTAAATTAATGGAAGGTAGTTATGGAACAAATTTATCTTTGCCTTCTTCATTTGAACAATCTACTTCAGCACATAATAAAATTCAGAATTATAATAATGCAGCTTATATAGGTTCATTAATTTCTGTTGCGTTATCTGTATCAGGATCCCACCACTTTCCTGAAACTTATGGAATTTTTACCGGCTTAAGAAAATCACATACTATTGATATTTCGGATGATTATGAAGATTTATGTGATAGATCATGGTTTTCTCAAAATATGGGTAATACGTTTACTTTAAAATTAAATGACAATATTGAGAATTCGTCTGAATTTAACTACACAAGAAGTATGCGTCCAAGTATTCAATTAGGTGAATCTATAATTATGGATTTCAATGAAGTTGAAGGTATTCAATCTAATTCAGAAATTGCAAATATGAGCCCATTATTTAATGATACAATTAAAGATGATAATGAATCCGATTCTTCATCTGTATCAACTTCTTATATTTTTGAAATAAGATCTTGTGATTCTTCTATTGTATCTGATGAAGAAGAAGAAGATGATGATGGGGAACCTTTTGCTTGGGCATCATTTTCAAATGTTCCAGTCCAAATTACTTTAATGGAAAAATGTCAAGGAACATTTTTTGAATTAATTACATTAAACACAGAAAGTTATAAACATGAAGCATGGTTCGCACAAATTATTCTTGCTTTAGCGTTTGCACAAAGTAAATTTTTATTCGTTCATAATGATTTGCATGCAAATAATGTTATGTATACGGAAACTACAGAAGAGTTTTTCTATTATAATTGTGGAGGAACATTCTTTAAAATTCCTACATATGGATATCTAATTAAAATTATAGATTTTGAAAGAAGTAGTTTTTCATTAAAATTAGTAGGATTAAAAGAACCTAAATTTTTTATGAGCGATCAATTTTCTTTAGATGAAGAAGCAGGAGGACAATATAATTACGAACCTTTTTATAATTCTAAATTTCCTATAATAAAACCTAATTTCTCGTTTGATCTAGTTAGATTAACCACATCCATCTTTTGGGATTTATTTCCTGAAGGTCCTTATAAAGAAAACAATTCTTTGTTATTTAAATTGTTTATGAAATGGTTAACTTTAGATGATGGTTCTTCTATCTTGTTCGGTAAAAATGAACCTAAACATGATAGATTTCATGGTTTTCATCTTTATAAAGCTATTAGTCGTTTATGTAATAATGCTATTCCTCGTAAAGAAATTATGGAATTTAAAGAATTATTTAGTATAACAGAAATCCCTGTTGATAAAAAGGCTCTTTTGATTGATTTTTAATATCATTATTA